CAAAGACCGGCACGGTCGTCCTCGTCGACACCTACACGATCACCTTTACGGATGGAACCACAACGACCTTCAATGTACAGAACGGCAGAGGCATAGCGACTGTCGAGAAAACAGGCTCATCAGGGCTCGCCGATGCTTATACCATCACCTTCACAGACGGAACGACACAGAATTATGTTGTAAACAACGGAAACGGCATAGCTTCAGTCACACAGACCGGAGGAAGCCATATAGCCGGGCAGTACGACACCTATACCATCACCTATACAGATGGCACGACCTCAACCTTCCAGGTATACAACGGGGCAAACGGCGAAGGCTCCGGAGACATGGAGAAGCGCATCTATGACACCAATGACGACGGTGTGGTTGACAACGCTGAACAGCTTGAAGGACATGGCGCTTCATACTTTGCCACGGCATCAGACCTCGCTACGCACGAAGCTGACACAAGCCACATCACAGCAGCCGAGAGAACGCTTTGGAACGGCTACGGAAACAAGCTCTATTCTCTTCCGAAGTTCACGGCCTCGCTCCTCTCGTCTGGCTGGACCGACCAGAGCGGATACTACACGCAGACTGTCAATGTGACCGGAATGACAGCAGATATCACGCCTGCCATATCTCTCGTCACGGCAGCAGGAGTGAAGGACGATGATCTCTGGGAGGCTTTCGGGCACCTTTACAGAGTAGAGAGCGCTGCCGGTACTCTCACCTTCTGGGCGGACGAAGAGCCGACAGAGGATATATCACTTATGGGATTCATGATTAAGGAGGCGACCTAATGGCATTAGGGATCATCATCGGAGCAGGAGGCGGCGGAGGCGGTACCGCCAAGATCAGGAATATCCAGATCACGACACCGCCAACAAAAACATCGTACACGGCAGGCGAGACGCTCGATCTCACGGGGATAGTGGTCAAGGCGAACTGGTCTTCGGGGCTGTCCGTAGACATTACAGCGGAGTGTACTTTCGCTCCGGCAGCAGGCACGGTCATATACGAGGACACGACAGAGATCACGATATCTTATGTGAACGGCGGCACGACCTACACGACCACACAGGCGGTCACAGTACAGCGCGTGCTTACCGGACTTCGTGTAGACACGGAGCCGACCACAGCCTATGTGGCAGGGCAGGCGCTTGACCTCTCCGGCGCTGTCGTGTCAGCGGTATTCTCATCCGGTCGGTCTGTCGTAGTGAACGCCACACCATCCATCGCTGACGGAACGATCATTTACGAAGACACGACCTCTCTCACCTGGTCTTACACGGAGAACGGCGTTACGCAGACCGCCGTTACCGCTCTGACGGTGCAGAGGGTACTTCAGAGCATCGCAGTCACGACACAGCCCACGACCACGACCTATAAGAGCGGCGACACAATAGATACGACTGGGATGGTCGTCACCGCCGCATATCATAGGAGCACTGCCGTGGTATCGGGCTACACCATCGCGCCTACAACCGCCGGAGCAACGGAAGGTACGCAGACGGAGACTGTCTCCTACACAGAGAATGGAGTCACAAAGACCGCTGTTTTCTATGTCACGATCAAAAACATGTCCATCTACGGCGTTGAGTGGGATGGCTCATCATCGACGCTCATGAGCCGTACCGACGCATCAGCCAACTTCACTGATCCCGTGCCTTATGTGGCGGGCTCTACGAACTATGGCAGTCCCTTCGATGATCTCATGCCGTGGAGTGGTATTGAGAGGGTGAACGACTCGGCAGCAGGCGCGCTCGTCAAGATACCGAAATTTTGGTACAAAACGACAGTGTCGGGCAGCCATTTCAAGATTCAGATTGCCGATGGCGAAGCGGACGGCTTCTCTGTCGCTCCTGCTTTTATGGATCGTGGCGACGGTAAGGGTGAACGCGATTTTGTTTATGTTGGGCGGTATCACTGCTCATCATCGAACTACAAGTCCGCATCGGGCGTGACTCCGATGGGCAATGTCACAAGAGCCGACTTCAGGACAAATATTCATAACCTCGGCTCCACCATCTGGCAGTGGGACTACGCGATGCTAATCACGATCCAGATGCTCTATCTCGTTGAGTACGCGAACTGGAATGTTCAGGCGACGATCGGCGGCGGCTGTTCGCAAACTTCCGCCTCATCGAGCGCTGTGTTCAACTGTGGTGGCACGGACTCAATGCCATATCATACGGGTACTGTCAGCGCGAACCACACGGATTACGGCGACTGCCAGTATCGGTATATGGAGAACCTTTGGGGGAATTGCTACGACTGGGCAGACGGCATCTACTTCAGTGGCGCTAATATTTACGTGATCAAGAACCCGGCGAACTTCAGCGATACCGCGAATGGTACGCTTGTCGGCACGCGTCCGACTTCAAGCGGATGGATTTCCGCTCTTGCAAAATCATCAGTGAGCGGCTTTGACTGGTTCTACTATCCATCGGCTGTCGCTGGAGCAGACGGGCAGTATATCCCCGACTATTGCGTCTACAGCGCTTCAGGCGTCGTATTGTTCGTCGGCGGTAGCTACGGCCAGAACTCGATCCACGGCTTGTTCTCCTTGTTCGGTAACTACGCGGCCACGTACAAGTACGCCTACATCGGCTCCCGCCTCCAGAAATTACCCTGAGGGGGTCTGGGGGCGGCAGCCCCCAGTCTATGGCATGATTAAAAATGGGGCTATTGCACCAGTAGTCCGGTGAGCGTTCCGGTTCTCAGACCGACTATTGCAACTACAACGCTTCAGGCGTCGTATTGCACGTCGGCGGTAACTACAACCAGAACTCGAACCACGGCATGTTCTACTTGAACGGTAACAACGCGGCCACGAACAAGAACGCCAACATCGGCTCCCGCCACCTTTGTAGAAAACGGACCTGCTATCCAAATAATAAATCGGGTGCGATAGTCGCAGACCGCTTGGTCGAGATTAGCTGCTTAAGGGCGCGGGTTAGTACTCCCGAAAGGGCGAAGGAACGCCTGCGAGGCTACAATGGAGAAAAATGAAAAGAGTAGGTCATATTTTTGAAACCCTGATCTCTGATGAGAACATTAAGAAAGCCATAGACGAGGTAAACCGCACCCACAGATGGGAGCCCAGACATAGAGTAAATAAGGTGGTGGCGTGGGTGGAGTCCACGAAGCAGGAGCGCATTGAGGAGTTGCGTAGGCTTATCGTGGAGGGCTTCAACCCGTCGCCTGCTGCCGAGAAGAAGCGATGGGACAAGGCTGCTGGTAAGTGGCGGAATATCCACGAACCGAAATTGTACCCGGACCAGTACGTACATCACATCCTTGTGCAGGCGCTTCAGCCGGTGATGATGAGAGGTATGGATTTATGTGCTTGCGGTTCTATCCGTGGCAGGGGCATCCATTATGGTATTAAAAAGCTGAAGCGATGGATGAAGGGTGACGGCAAGGACACGAAGTACTGTGCGGAGCTTGACATCCACCACTTCTACGACAGTCTGAAGCCGGAGGTTGTGATGGATCGCCTCAGACATCTCATCAAGGACGAAAGAACGCTCGACCTGTGCTGGAGAGTCGTCAAAGATGGCGTGTCAATAGGAGCCTATACCTCGCAATGGTTCGCAAATACCACGCTTCAGCCCCTCGATATGATGATACATGAGAAGCAGTACCGTGTGACGCATTATATCAGGTATATGGATAACTTCACGATTTTCAGTCCGAATAAGAAAGCGCTTCATGTGTTGATAAAGGACATTGATACCTGGCTGAAGGCGCACGGGATGGAATTGAAAGACAATTGGCAGATTTTTCCAACCAAAAGCCGGCTCCCAACGGCACTTGGCTATCGCTACGGTCACGGATATACGATACTTCGCAAGCGAAATCTTTTTCGCCTGAAAAGGCAGATGATGAGCTACCGGAAAAAGAGACGAAGGCGTAGACGTATACAGCATTCACTAGCATTCGGTCTACTTTCACGGCTCGGACAAATGAAGCATTGCAACTCGACGCGCTTATACACCCAGTATGTAGGCGCTGGAACGCAGAAGAACCTAAAAATTACAGTCAGGCAATATATGAGAAAGGAGAGGAAGAGATGGAATACATCTTCGGAGTTGACGGCGATCTTGAAATCTTAAGGACCGTCACGCACAGTATTCACACCGATTTCAAAGGCTTTGTCAATCTCACAAAGACCCGTGGAGGCGTGACGATCGTTGACCAGTGTAAGATACTTGACCACTTCAAGAGCGATGAGGACTCGGAGGGCAAGAAGTACGACTGGTATTATATCACGGACCATTATCGCTACGAGGATAGGAACGTTGCGTCAATGGAAAGCGATGATGCTCTTGCAGAGCTGTCGCAGATCGTGATGGATCAGGAAGAAGCACTCGCAGAGTTGTCGGAATTGGTTTCGGAGTTGATAGAAGGAGGCAAATGATGGCTAAGTTTTGGTACAGAAGAATAAAAAAGGGGCTTGCAACGATTGATGATGTGCCGGAGTATTGGCGCGCTGAAGTACAGGAAATGCTCGACAATGATAAGCAAAGCAGAGACTGACTGGATCGAGGACCGCATATACACTCTGCTCGAAAAGTTGATAGAAACTTCAGAT